CGGTGCTAAGGCTACCTATACAGGCGCAAGTACAAGCGTTGTGGCTTGGTTCTTGTCATCACAATTCGGGGTCTTATTTGGTATTCTGCTGGGCCTTGCTGGTCTAGCGGTCAATTGGTTCTACCGACACAGACAAGATAAAAGAGAACAAGCAGAACACGAGAAGAGGATGAGGAGAGAGGCAGATGATTGACCCAATAACCGCCCTGTCGGCCATATCATCTGCTGTAGCCTTAGTCAAAAAGGTATCCAAGACGGTTGACGATGTGGCCTCTTTAGGCCCAGTCCTGTCCAAATACTTTGACGCCAAAGAGCAGGCTATCAAGGTCGTTGAGAAGTCTAAGAAGGGAGAGTTTAAGGGTTCAGCACTTGGTAAGGCTTTAGAGCTTGAGATGGCTCTAGAGCAGGCTCGTGAATTTGAAGAGTCCGTAAAAATGCTCTTTTTCCAGTCCAACAAGATGGACGTTTGGATGCGGATTACGGCTCGTGCAAAGCAGATGGAGGCTGATGCGGCCCGTGCTGAGGGTCGCAGGAAGGCAGAAGCAAAGCGCAAGCAGGAAGAGATGGAAGAGGTGCTGCTGATTGGCTGCGCCATCTTCTTCACTGTGCTGGTTCTTGGCCTAACAGGCTATTTCGTGGTTGAGGCGCTGCAAAGGCAGGGAGGACTCTAATGGATTGGCTCAAACAGGTTGCTCCGACGATTGCCACGGCTCTTGGTGGCCCTCTGGCTGGCATGGCGGTATCTGCCATCTCCAAGGCTATTGGCGTTGATCCTGAGAAGGTGAACGACCTTATCTCTGACAACAAGTTGACTGCCGAGCAGGTAGCCCAGATCAAGATTGCCGAGATTGAGCTTCAGAAGCAGGCTCAGGAGTTGGGCCTGAACTTTGAGAAGCTGGCAGTAGACGACAGGAAGTCTGCCCGTGAGATGCAAACCTCCACCCGCTCATGGGTTCCACCCCTGTTGGCTGCTGCTGTAACGGTGGGATTCTTTGCCATTCTCGGCGGCATGATGTTCGGCAAAATGTCTGTGGCGGATAACACCGCGCTGACCATGATGCTTGGTTCTCTTGGAACTGCCTGGACGGGCATCATTGCGTATTATTTCGGATCGTCCGCTGGCTCGGCTCAGAAAACTGAAATCCTTAATAGGACTAGCGCAAAATGAAACACAACTGGGACGAGGCTATCAAGCACATCCTCAAATGGGAGGGTGGCTACGTCAATCATCCGTCTGATCCGGGCGGAATGACCAATCTAGGAGTTACCAAGCGTGTCTGGGAAGAGTGGACTGGCAAGCCTGCGACTGAAGCAGATATGCGTGGACTTACCATTGAAATGGTTACTCCTCTGTACAAGAAGCGTTTTTGGGACGCTATTCGTGGGGATGATCTTCCTTCTGGTGTGGATTTGTGCGTTTTTGATTGTGCCGTTAATGCTGGTGTTGGGCGGGCTTCTCGATTCCTTCAGCAGGCTGTGGGCGTGGTGGCGGACGGTGCAATTGGCCCCAAGACGCTGGAGGCGGTGACCAAGATGTCCGCTGACGAGTTGATTGAGAAGTTCTGCGATCTGCGTGAGTCTCACTACAAGAGCCTGAGCACGTTTAACGTATTTGGCAAGGGCTGGATGCGTCGATTGGACGGCATTGAGGCTGAGAGTAAGCAAATGGCCTAAGGTGGCGTATGCCAAAACCCTCAAATAAACCAACAGCAGAGCAGGCAAGGTTATTTGATGAGTACATAAGACACTGGCAGACAGTCCTGAACATATCGGACTGGAGGCTAGAGAGAAGCCAAAAAACAGTAAAAAATGCGATGGCTTCCATGCAGTGCGATAACCAAGCGCGACTTGGCGTGTATCAGTTGGGAGACTTTGGTGCATCTCCCATCAACGAAGACACTTTATCCATGACGGCCCTCCATGAGTGTCTTCATGTTTTCCTATTCGACCTGATAACCACAGCCCAAGACAGGTCAGCGACTCCAGAGCAACTAGAGTCTGTGGAGCACCGCGTAATCAACGTACTTGAGAGGGTTTTGTATGCCGAGGGAAGCGGTTTCTGAGTCGGAGTTTATTGAGCTTTGGAAGTTGTATCAGTCCCCTGCCAAGATGGCGAAAATCCTCGGTATTAGCGAACGACAAATAATGGCTCGTCGCAGGAGGATTGAGGGTAGAAATAATGAGAATCTTCCTTCTATCGCATCTAAGACAGAGCGTAGCGTTGAGCACCACATACCGTCCTATAACTCTGCTGCTCGATACCATCTAGGCATTGAGAATGGGGTCGTCTTAGTCTTCTCTGACGCACACTTCTGGCCTGGAATCCGCAGCACGGCGTTTAAAGGATTGCTGTGGGCTATCAAAGAGCTAAGGCCGAAAGCGATCATCAATAATGGTGATGCTTTTGACGGAGCCGCAATCAGCAGACACCCCAGGATTGGTTGGGACTCTAAGCCATCTGTCATTGATGAACTAAAGGCTTGCGAGATGGCCCTGGGAGAGATAGAGGACGCTGCTGGCAAGGCAAAGCTGGTATGGTCGCTTGGCAACCATGATGCCCGTTTTGAGAACCGGCTTGCCAACACGGTGCCGGAATATATGCACGTTGGCGGCTTTAAGCTGTCAGACCACTTTCCAGCCTGGATACCATGCTGGTCGTGCTGGCCTACAGAAAAGGTAATTGTCAAGCACCGCTACAAGGGCGGCATCCATGCCACACACAACAATACTGTCAATGCTGGAATCAGTATTGTGACGGGCCATCTGCACAGCCTGAAGGTCACGCCATTTGCTGACTACACAGGCAATAGATACGGTGTAGATACAGGAACTCTGGCAGACACCAATGGACCCCAATTCACGGACTATCTTGAGGACAATCCTGTAAACTGGCGCTCAGGGTTTGCTGTGTTGACTTTTAAGGATGGTCAACTTTTGTGGCCTGAACTGGCCCATCGGTGGAGCGACAAAGAGATCGAGTTTAGGGGTCAGATCATTGATGTCAGCGCCCTGTGATGGCCTTTCTGTAGGCATCCATAGCGTATCTAACGTCCATCTTCAGCGCCTCTATCTGTTCTTCCTGAGCCTTCATCCGCTCGTTCGCTTGTTTGGCGAACTGGACTAGGTTCTCGTGCTTCCAAGTTTCGAACTCTGGGCCTGCCTCGTTTGTTTTGGGAAACTTCATGCTCTTCAGTGGTAAAACGATGCTCATTGCCGCACTCTCTGAATCGTCTGACTGTTCCGTTCTTCTGTCGTGTGTCTCTGACCAGACTCCACGCTCCGCACTTTGGACATTTCACTTAACGGCCTCCAGCCAAATTTTCTCCATGTATCCTGAATGTTAGTTGCTGCGGCATTAACATACTTGAAATTAGGGTCTAGAATTTTAGCTTTCATTTTGTCTCCGTATCAGTCATTTCTGCCACCGGCTCATAATCAGATCCATAGCCTTGTACGGCTCTGATGCATCTGCTATCTGAGCGCAGGCTCTGTTCTCGACGGATGCAACAAGATGGGCAAAAGCAATCAACTGATCTGCATCACACCAGATGCCGTCACAGTCATTTTTGATACCGGCCTCCCGCGCCATGCGAATGATGTCTTCTCTGTTCATTCCTGCCCCCTTGCTCGTATGGCGGCTCCAATTGAATACACATCATCCCGGCCATTGGGCCAGTCATCACACACCTTCGCACACGCCTCACGCTCGGCTGCGGCAACAAGGGCGGCGAAACGTTCAATGTTTTGCTCTGTATAGCCCCCAAACTCAGTTAGCCCGGCCTCCCGCGCCATGCGGATGATGTCTTCTCTGTTCATTTGATCCGTTCCCTGATAGCTTCTCCAGCAGGGCTAACCCACTCACACTTGCCGTCAATATTTCGCAACTCGTGCTTGCGCTCATGATCGTCTGCCAGCTTGGCACAGATGCGGCGCTCAATGTTCAGGATCTCATGGGCAAAAGCATGGACCTCCTTGTGCTTTCGCCATATCTCCAAGATATCACTATCTCTCATCTTTTTTTCTCCCTGGTCCTCTTGTGCAAGGCCATTTTGGGCATTTCTACAACCATGTTCTGAGGATCTGATCCTCCATAAGCACCCAGCCGCTGCGCCTCTGATTTGCTTGGCTCTACACCAGTCTTGCGCTTCTCATTGACGATACGGCTGGCCTGATAAGCAGTCTTCCTAGATCGCTCCAGGTCTCTCATGCTTATCTGGGCCTTGTAGTTCGGGTCAAACGGGTTCATCAGAAACAGTTGGTTGTGCAGTTTCCGCCAAAGTAACAACAGGTAGTGCAAGTAACCATCCTGCCGTTGACAATGTATGTGTGCGTTGAGCAAGACGCCCAGGCTCCAGTCGTAACTAGAGCGATTGCCAATCCAGCAAATACCTTTTTCATGCCAGTTCCTTCCTGAAGGCTACAAGAGCTTCTATGAGTTGATCGACCTTCTCGTCAGTAAGGTGGACGTATGCATACCCGCCCTGAATGTTGACGGAAACCATTAACTTGTTGTCAAAGGACGTTGATATGAAAATGCTTTTCATGTTGTCCAGGCCAATCAAGACTTCTTTGCGTGTATCAGTCATGCTTTCTCCAGTTTGTAGAACCATTTCTCACCCCTGCGTTGGCAGGTAATGTCGTAGCCGTTCTGGCGCAACTCGGAAACGATTGAGTTGACAGCGCAGACATTAGCCTTTTTGATGATGTCAAGAGTGGAGAGTTCCCCACTCTGGGCCAGCACATCAGCAACCCTCTTCAGGCGGTCGCTCTTATCAATGTTGGCGTAGTTCATGGTTAGAAGGGCAAGTCTTCCAGATCGTCGAACCCAGAGCCTTTTTTGCCCTTGGGAGCCTCATCTGTCTTCTTGGGATCGTTGATGTACGCCCAGCCGTCCCAGCCACCCTCTTTGAGCGGCATAGAGTCCAGCTTGAGCATGGCCCCATTGCGGGTTTCGATGATCGAGCCGATACGCAGGTAGCGCTTTTTGGTCTCGCCCTGGGCGTTTTTGTACTCGCCTACGATGGTGTTGATTTCTTTCAGAACTTTACTCATTTCATTCTCCAATGATTGATTTCAATGCTTGCACTTTCTCATCCACTTCAGTCAAAAACTTCCTGACCTCAGTTTCAGCCTCTTCTAACCACCTGTCATCCCGATTAACCCTAACGACCAGCAGTTGAGCTTTTGGCGGCATCCGTGGATCGAACACCACATAGTCGCAC